AAGAGCGTTTCCTACACAGGATGTAATCGGTCCGCGATAGGCCAAAAACCACAGGAACTAATATGAAGCAACTCAAACTTAAAGCAGTGCCCCCTTCCCCAGGTGTGGCGTACAAACCAAAAAGTATTTTAGACCCAGCGTTCAAGTACACGCCCTCTGCTGGTACCGATGTTCGGGCAACGTGGGCAAGGTTTGGTTGGAAACCATTTGTAAGGAATAAAAATGAAAGCAGTTCTTGAGTTCACCTACCCGGAAGATCAGGACAAACTGCGTCATGCTTTAAATGGGTCAAAGGCAGTCAGTGCATTGATTGATATTCAGCTAACGGTGCGTAGCTATTTCAAGCACGATGCCGACCCATTGATGGTGCTGGCCCTGGTCAGGGACTTAACCAACACGGCTTTAAACGAGTGCGGGGAGGAATGATGGAAACAATTGCAACAACAATTTTGCTGGGGTTTATAGGTGTGGTAGTTGCTGGCCTTGTGCTGGTAGCACTGATGCGCTTGTGGTTCTGGATGGATGAGCAGGAAAGGAATGACAGATGAACGAAGAAGTCGAAGCATTCGAGCAGTTGGCCTTGAAGCAGGGCCAATGGGAACACACAAGTGGATGGCGTAAGAAACAAATCATGGACACACAAGCATTCCCAAACCCACACAGGACTGACATGACAGGCATGTCGTTGAGGGATTACTTTGCGGCAAGGGCTTTGCAAAACTTTAGAGATCAAATTGGCTCTCAATCTGACCAAGAATGGTTTGACCTAATGGCAGAAGGTGCATACCGACTAGCAGACGCAATGATGAAAGCGAGGGAGAAGTCATGAACAAATCTATTACAGACCTGTGGGGGATGATGCAAATGTTGATTGACGAAGCAGTCTTGGCCGAGCGTGAGGCGTGTGCAAAGATGGTAGACCACATGCTTAAAGAAGGTGGTGGCACATGGGGCGATGCCATCAGGGCCAGAGGAGAACAAGCAGATCAAGAGTTCATCTTGCATGACGAGGAAAACGAGGGTGGGTGGACTGACTGGATATGCCCAAAGCCGACCAGTTACTTGATGAAATGTTGTGATTGTGGGTTAGTGCATGAGATGCAAACCCGTGTAGCAAATTACGAGTCTAGGCCATCGGAAGATTTTGTTGTGTCAAGCGACCCTGACTTGCAAGCGCAATTTAGAGTGCGTAGGCACGAAGTTTTGGAAGCGTTGGATGGGAAGAAGATTACGCCCGAGCCATTATGAAAACCTTGAAGGAGAAGAACACATGCCAAGACCAAAATCAGAAATAACAAGTGTGCAGTGCGTTGTTGCAGTGCGGCTAACTCCATCTTTGCGTAAGGAGTTTCACCTTTTAGGAGGAGCCACATGGCTTAGAAAATTCTTAGCCCAAAGCATAGAAAAACGCAGGGAAGCTGAGAACCCCATTAGCTTGCCTGTAAAAATTGAGGGAACTCAATAAACGAAGTGAGGGTTTAAATTTTGTAACTTAGGAGAACATGATGAAACGAGAAGCAATCGACAACACGTTGAGCACACAAGAAAACTGCGTTATTTCGCCGCCAAAGTTTGCGACAACGGATTTCTATGTAGAGGGCATTGCACCGCTGGTGATTGAGCGGTTCAGCAAAAAAGCCGAACTCATGGCAAAAATGGCTGAAGGCAAGTCCGCTGGAAACAGAAAGGTTCGGGACGCAAGGGACTACGATAAGGAAGCCGAAGCCGCTAGGTATCGCAGTAACGAAGGGTGGGAAGGAATGAATGCCGCCGCGTTTCGTTGCGCCATGATTTCTGCATGCCGATTGGTTGGGTTCAAGATGACCCTTGCCAAGTTGTCTACCTTCATCGAAGCTGATGGGTACGACGAGCAAGACGGCATCCCTTTGGTACGTGTGTATGGTGAGAGCAAGACCTACACGGCGCACACTCGGAACGCCACTGGCGTTATTGACATTCGGTCTCGCCCGATGTATCGGGAGTGGGCTTGCAAACTGCGTATTCGTTACGACATGGATCAGTTCAAAACTGTAGATGTGTTGAACCTTGTGAGCCGATGCGGCTTGCAAGTTGGTATTGGAGCCGGACGACCCGATAGCAAGTCTAGTGCTGGCTGTGGGTTTGGTTTGTTCCAAGTAGTGCAGACTGACCGCGAAGCAGAAATCTGTAAGAAATTCTCTATTTCTTAAACAAGGCAGGCTGGGTTAGGCGCGTTTCGGTTTGGCACGGTGCGGTTCGGCCCAGCAAATTTTGGCAGGTACGGCGAGGAACGGCTGGGTAAGGCAACGTGCGTTGAGGCAGGTAAGGACGGGCACGGAAAGGTCAAGTCAGGTTGGTTCGGGTAAGGCACGGCAGGTACGTCGGGGCCCGGCAAGGCACGGTGAGGCGCGGTGGGGTCGGGCCAGGTATGGCAGGCGTGGCAAGGCGCGGTGAGGTGTGGTGGAGTTTGATAAGGCAGGCCAGGATCGTACTGGCAAGGCGTGGTGAGGTCTGGTAGGTTCCGGTTGGGTGTAGCAAGGCAGGCGAGGCACGGCGCGGCTCGGCTGGGCCGGGTAGCGTTCGGTTAGGCGTAGCAAGGCAGGCACGGAGCGTTTGGGCCGAGCGTGGTGGAGCGAGGAATGGTCAAGCATGGCAGGCGCGGCACGGAGCGTTTGGGCAAGGCGTAGTGGGGCGAGGAGTGGTCAAACATGGCAGGCATTTTTAACAAGGAGAAAGTATGAAAGACGAGAAGAAGTTTTTGGAGAGGATGGCGCAACAAAACAATGGTGTGCTGAAGGTTGACGATGTAATTGAAGCGGCAAAGGATGAAAGCTGTGTACTACACAAGCACTTTGAATGGGACGACACTGAAGCGGCAAGACAATTCCGCAAAGACCAAGCGCGAACCCTAATCCAAAGGTGCCGAATTACATTGGTTGATAGCGCACCATCTCACATACGCGCATTTGTGAGCCTGTCATCTGACAGAGAGAATGGCGGCGGCTACAGGCTGACCACCACAGTGTTAAGTGATGACTCCATGAGGTTAGAACTGATACACGACATAGAACTTACCATCACCCGATGGAAGTCCAAGTTACACCTGCTGGATTCTGATCTAGCGGAGTTACTTGAGAAGATGGAAACGGCAGTAACACGCCGTAAAAAAACCCAACCCGCCGCGCAACTTGCGGCATAACAGGAGTTAATAATGGCAACAGCTAAGAAGGCAAAGAAAGTATCCCGCGCATCCCTGATGCGTCAGTACTACAACGGCAACCCCGATGCCACAGTCAAAGATGCGGCAAAGAAGTTTAAAACTTCATACCAGATTGCGTACATGGCAAAGCGAGGTATTGGGCATGTCCGGGAAGAGCCACATGCATCCAACACGCCAAAGATGAAGTTACTCTCTGCTTTTACCAGCGACAAGTCCATCACAGACATGATTCGGGAGCAAGGTGGTCCAACAGACGAAGAGATGATGAATGCCCCGCCCATTGCCGACCCATTTAGCACAATACCTCAAGTAGGCGACAGCGTCGGCGGTTTGACTTTGACGCGTAAGGAAAAAGATGGGGGGTGGGAGTATAGGTGGGTAAGAGACGAAAAGGCTGACCCAGTGAATCACCCTGTCCACTACAAGGTAGGCGGGATTGAGACCATTGACTTCATTGAGGCCAAGAAGCTGAACTACAGCTTGGGTAACGCAGTGAAGTACATCACCCGCGCTGACCACAAAGGCAACCGCAAGGAGGACTTAGAGAAAGCCCGTTGGTACATCAACCGTGAGATCGAACAATGCAACTAGTCACACTGGACTTTGAAACCTACTACGACAAAGATTACTCGCTGTCAAAACTAACCACAGAAGAGTACATCCGCGACGATAGGTTTGAAGCAATTGGCATCAGCGTAAAGGTTGGTGCCGAAGACGCAGTGTGGTTTAGCGGGACAATGGCTAAGACGAAGGAATGGCTGGATCAATTTGACTGGTCACAGAGTTTCGTCTTAGCCCATAACATGCTGTTTGATGGGGCAATACTTGCATGGCGGTTTGGCATTCATCCACTGGTACTGTTGGATACGTTGTCGATGGCACGAGCGGTAGACGGCGTCGAGGTTGGCAACAGCCTTGCAAAGTTAGCCGAGCGTTATAGCCTTGGGGTCAAAGGGACTGAAGTTATCGCGGCGTTGGGCAAACGGCGTAAAGACTTTGCGCCTGACGAACTGGATAGGTATGGGGCGTACTGTACGAATGATGTGCAGTTGACCTACGACCTATTTCATATACTTCAAAGCCACTTTAAAAAGCAGGAGTTGAGGCTCATCGACTTGACCCTGCGCATGTTCACTAAGCCGACTCTACAGCTAAACCTGCCGTTGCTAGAACAGCATCTGATTGAGGTTGTAGAGCACAAGGAAGCACTCATTGCCGAAGCAAGCGCAAACCGAGAGGTGTTGCTGTCAAACCCCAAGTTTGCAGAAGCCCTGCTTCAGCGTGGCGTTGTGCCCCCAATGAAAGTTAGCCCAACTACAGGCAAGGAGACCTACGCATTTGCAAAAACAGATGATGGGTTTAAAGCCCTCGCCGATCATGAAGACCCATGGGTGCAAGCTATGGTTGCGGCTAGGCTTGGCACCAAGAGCACGTTAGGGGAGACTCGCACCCAGCGGTTCATCGACATTGCCAAGCGCGGTGATTTGCCAGTCCCCCTACGCTACTATGCCGCGCACACTGGGCGTTGGGGTGGAGACGACAAACTGAACCTTCAGAACCTGCCTAGAAAATCTACACTGAAGTCAGCGATCACTGCGCCCCCTGGGTATGTGTTGATTGATGCCGACTCATCTCAGATTGAGGCGCGGGTTTTGGCGTGGCTATCGGGGCAGAATGATCTTGTTAAAGCCTTTGCAAGTGGTGAGGATGTGTACAAGATAATGGCATCCCGCATCTACGGCAAGTCAGTTGAATCCATTACGGAAGACGAACGGTTTGTGGGCAAGACAACCATTCTTGGGGCCGGGTACGGCATGGGGTGGTCTAAGTTTCAGACGCAGTTGCGCAACTTCAAGCGTGACTTAGACGAGCCAACCTGCAAACATATCTTAAACACGTACCGAGGTTCTTTCTCTTTCATCCCACAGCTTTGGGAACAAGCGCATCGGTGTCTGGATGCTTTAGCAGATGAGAAGCTAAAGACTACACCTTTTGGGTGCCAGCCTCAAGCGGTGTACGTGTTGCCTGGGGTGGGATTTGATCTGCCCAGCGGGTTACCCTTGAAGTACATGAATTTACGCCCTGATGAAATTGACGAGCGGGGGCGGGCGCAGTATATTTACACCACGCGCAAGGGGATTGTGCGAATCTACGGTGGTAAAGTCGTAGAGAACATCTGCCAAGCAATAGCTAGATGTGTGATTGGTGAGCAGATGCTCAAGATTTCTCAGCGATACCAAGTGGTGTTGACGGTTCACGATGCCGTTGCATGTATTGTTAAAGAAGAAGAGTGGGAAGCCGCCGCTAAGTATGTGCAAGACTGCATGCGGTGGAGGCCGAAATGGGCGCAAACCCTGCCGCTTGATTGTGAAGTGAAGTATGGAACAAGCTATGGAACAACAACAAGATTCATTGGTTGATTACGCCTATCCCTGCATGATGGCAGAGAAGTCGTTGAAGGACGCACATGACTCTATGCTGTGTCGTGACTACGATGCGGCTATTGAGCAAACGCTGAAAGCACTGGCAGACACGCGCCTTATGCTTCAGTCTATCCGCTACCAAAAAGAAGTCAATCAATGAACTACACATGGTCATATTCCAGCATTTCGCTTTTCCAGCAGTGCCCTAAAAAGTACTATCGGTTGCGGGTTGCCAAAGACATTGTTGAGCCCCCTCGCGACTACCTGCTTTATGGCTCCGCTGTGCACAAAGCGGCAGAGGACTACGTGAGAGATGGCACACCGATTCCTGAGAAGTATGCATTTGTACAGCAACGTATTGACCCCTTTGTTTCTATTGAAGGGGAGAAGCTGTGTGAGTACGAGATGGGGCTGACCAAAAATATGGAGCCATGTGGGTTCCGTGATGAGAATGTTTGGTTCCGTGGCATTGCCGACTTGCTTATTGTTAACAAAGACAAAGCCCGAATCGTTGACTGGAAGACAGGTAAGAGCAGTCAGTACGCAGACAAGAAACAGTTGGAACTGCTTTCGCTGTTAGTGTTTAAGCATTTCCCGCAGGTCAAATCAATCAAGGCGGCGCTGGTGTTCTTAGTCGCTAAAGATTTAGTGCCTTCTGCGTACACTGAAGATTTTCAATACGATGCATGGCAACGATGGTTGCCTGAGTTAGATCGCTTAGAGGCGGCATATACAACTTCGGTGTGGAACGCAAAGCCGAACTTTACGTGCCGTAATTTTTGTGCAGTCACCGACTGCGAACACAATGGGAGAAAATGAAATGCCCTACGTAAACAAACCAAGACCATACAAGAAAGAGTATGAGCAGTATGACGGCACACCTGCGGTCAAAAAGAAACGAGCCGCTAGAAACAAAGCCAGAGCAATCATGGAGAAAGCTGGCTTAGTGCACAAGGGTGATGGGAAAGATGTTGACCACAAGCAAGCATTGAGCAAAGGCGGTAAATCCGTGCGTAGCAATCTGCGCGTAAAGTCTGCATCCGCAAATCGTTCCTATGCCCGTAACAGCGACCACTCCATAAAGTAATGCAAATAATCGACAACAAAGCCTTGGTGGTACGCACCAAGAATCCAGGGCGTATTACGGCGGCAATTGAAAAAAGCGCCGAACTCTCTGAGAATGAAGGCGTAACTGAAGTAGCGGTGCATTGGGGATTAGCTGAAGCACAAGCGTTGTGCAAGCTTGGCATGAAGAAAGTGCCGTCTCCAATTGAGCGTGACTACGAGTGGCCTGGGTTGCACAAACCCATGAGCCACCAAAAAGAAACTGCATCGTTCTTTACGTTACATCAGCGCGGGTTTTGCTTTAACGAGCAAGGCACAGGCAAAACTGCGGCGGCTATTTGGGCGGCAGACTACCTGCTTAATTTAAAGGCAATCAATCGCGTTCTTGTG